CGTAACAAATTCTCTTGCTTCTACTGGCACCAGAAGAAGAAGAACGATGGATTCTTCTTCTGGTATGACATTATTTCAAACAAAAGGAACTGTTACTTTTGGATCAGTTGATATGGGCAGATCAGCTTGTAAGATTGATAGAACAGATAATAATGTAATTGATTGGGATCAACTTGGCACTGTAGTTAATCCACCAACTCCAGACTCCACTAGCGGAACAGGTAGCGAAACTTTTTATTGGGATTTCAGACCTACCAATACATCATTAGATTTCATGATGGGATTTCGTCATACGACAGGATTAGAAATCCTAACTAGCGCTGCTATTTATGCTGCTTCTAGTAATATGAATATTTTTGATTCCGGCACTACAATTGGCGGAACTTATCCGCCTGGGATTACAGAAGATAACGTTGATGGTGAATATATAAACTTAAAGGCAGTTGTTAACGCTGATGGGACGATAACTTTTTCTGCTAAAAGACCAACAGATGTTGGTTATACATCAATAGGTTCTTCTACAGCATCCTCTGGAACATTTGCTGCTGGGAATATTTATTTTAGCGCTAATCTTTTCAGAGATGCTGTTAGCGATAATAATGATTCTGTCTATGTTGATAATTGGATTTATAGCGCAGATGGAGTCATCACTACTGCTATCACTGATCTGGCTTTAAACCATATTACATCTACAGAGAATGATTTAACTTGGACGGCATCATTAGGCGCTGCAGCATATGCTGTTTATCGAGAAGGTGTATTTTTAATAAAAGTTTTAACAAATTCATATAACGATACTGGTCTTGTCGCAGATGCTGATCATGATTACCGGGTCGTTCCTTTAAATGGAGATGATGAGGATATTGCAGATCCAAGTAATTTGGTTTTTTACCCACCTTTAGCTGGTGGCGATGAAGAAGAAGAAATTGAAGTTTTTAATATTATCAAACGTAAAAAATAGGAGATTTCTATGTCAACGTTAAATCATCCTTGGGATTATGAAGATGTCGCTGCTTCTCAGACAGCGCAAGTGTTAGGCCCTGGTACTGCAACTACAAAGCAAGGTGATTTTTTATCACACCTAATTTGCACTCCAGCCACAGCTTCTCCTGGAGCTATTTCGATTAAGGATGGATCTGATACTGCGTATGAGATTTTCCCTGGCGGAGCAAGTTCAGTTAGCAGCCTTAAGCCATTCCATATTATCGTTGCCTCACTTAGCAGGACTGGCTCTTGGCAAGTTACAACTGGTTTAAATATTAAAGTAAGAGCTATTGGAAGATTTACATAAGGAGGAATTATGCCGGTTAAAAAAGTAAGTGGCGGGTATAGATGGGGATCAAAAGGCAAGGTTTATAAGGGAAAAGGTGCCAAAGCAAAGGCAGCCAAACAAGGTCGCGCTGCGTATGCTAATGGGTATCGCGGTAAGAAATAATGGCTTCTGCTACAGAAATTGCTAATTTAGCTTTAGCGCATCTTGGTACTGGTAAGTTAATTACTAATATTGATACTGATCAAAGCCAAGAAGCTTTCGCTTGCAATCAGTTCTACGCGATTGCTCTAGAACAATTGCTTGCCGATTTTGAATGGCCGTTTGCTACCAAGATCCAAACTCTAGCTTTGATAGAAGAAGATCCAAACAATGAATGGAAATTTTCCTATGAGTATCCTTCTGATTGCGTGTTCTTTAGAAAGATTCAAAGTGGGTTAAGGACAGACAACAGACAATCAGAAATTGAATATAAAATTTCACGGGATAATGTAATCTGGACCGATATGGAAGAAGCGATAGGAGAATACACATCATTAGTTGATGATCCTCAATTGTATCCTGCTGATTTTATAATGGCTCTATCTTATCTATTAGCATTTTATATAGCTCCTCAAGTGACAAGAGGAGATCCATATAAGATGAGAGATTCAATTTTCAAACTATATCTTATGCAAGTAGGAAGAGCGTCTTCATCATCAGTAAACGAAGAATCAAGAGCGGAAGAGCCAAAGGCTGAGTGGATTCGCGGAAGGAGTTAGTTACGTTTGACTACTTTATCACAAAGAAGTTTTTCAGGCGGAGAATTAGCCCCTGCTTTATACGCTAGAATTGATACCGTTAAATACGCAACAGGTCTTCATACTTGCCGTAATACTATCCTTCTTCGTCATGGTGGCACTGCTAACAGGCCTGGGAGTGTATTTATTGGTGAGGTTAAGGATTCATCGAAAACAGTAAAATTAGTTCCGTTTATTTTCAATACTTCACAAACTTATGTTCTTGAGTTTGGTAATCTTTATTTCAGAATAATTAAAGATGGATCTTACGTTTCTGATTTAACTTTAACGATTACTGGAATAACAAAAGCCAATCCTGCTGTTTTAACTTATACAGGAACAGATCCAGCAGACGGAGACGAATTCCGTATATCTGGAGTCCTTGGCATGACTCAGGTTAACGGTAGGAATTTTAAAGTAGTTAATGTTAATACTGGTGCCAATACATTTGAAATGGATTTATTGGATGGGACGAATTTAGATTCTACATCGTATGGAACATATATATCTGGCGGGACTGCTGAGAGAATATATACCGTAACAACTACTTATGTTGAAGCGGATTTGCCTGCATTGAAATATGTTCAATCTGCTGATGTCATGACAATGACTCATCCTAGCTATGTTGTTAGGGAAGTGGCTAGGACTGGAGATGCTGCTTGGACGATTACTACAGTTTCATTCGCTCCAAGCATTTCTGCTCCTACAGGGCAGACAAATAATGGAGGGGCTGGGACTACAACAGCGTGGAAGATAACGGCTGTTAAGGCAGAGACATATGAAGAAAGTTTGCCGTCTAGTTCAACCAGTTCGTCTTCAGTGCCAACCCCATCTGCCATTGTGACGGTTGATTGGAACGCTGTATCTGGAGCAGTGCTTTATAATATTTATCGTGACGATAATGCCAATGGGATTTTTGGTTATGTTGGAAGTTCAACAACATCTGATTATAGAGATATTGGGCTAACTGCAGATTATTCTGATCAGCCTCCAACATCAAAAACAGTTTTTGCAAGTAGCAATAACTATCCATCTGTTGCCGCATACATTCAACAGAGAAGATTTTTTGCAAGCAGCAATACAGAACCTGAGAAAGTTTGGGCTTCTAGGATTGGCGCTTTTAATTCATTCACTATTAACACTCCGGTGCAGGATGATGATGCTATAAATTTTACGATTTCAGGAAATCAGGTTAATAGAATTGTTAACCTATTTAATCTAAATGGCCCTGTTATCATGACTGCTTCTGGTGAATGGTCAATAAATGGAGACGTATCAGGAGCGATTACTCCTACTGAAATTAACGTGAAGCAACATTCTTATAACGGTTCTGCTAGTAATTTAGTTCCGCTAGTTATCGGAACAACTGCAATTTATGTTCAAGCCAGAGGGTCAGCGATAAGAGATATTGCCTATGACTGGCAATCATCTGGGTATAGAGGGAATGATCTTACTATTTTTGCGCCTCATTTATTTGATGGTTTTGAAATAGAGGATTGGAGTTTTCAGCAAATTCCTAATTATATTGTATGGGCTGTCAGGGATGACGGCAAAGTAGTTGCTTTAACTTATATTAGGGAACATGAGATTTGGGGTTGGCATCGTCATGATTTTGATAATGGTGAAGTTGAAAATGTTACGTGCATTCCTGAAGGCGCAGAAGATGATGTTTATTTTGTGATCAAACGAACAATAAATAGTAAGACTGTTCGCTATGTAGAAAAGCTTGCGACAAGAACTATTGATTTGGTTGAAGACTGTATTTTTTTAGATGCCGCGTTAAGTTACGATGGTAGAAATACTGGATCAACTACCATGACTATTTCTGGCGGGACAAATTATACATACGATGAGAATCTAACAATTACTTCTAGCTCAGGAATATTTACAGCGTTAGATGTTGGAAATGCAATCCACTTAACTGGCGATGATGGGACAATAATTAGATTTTCTCTTGATGCTTATACAAGTTCAACTGTGATGACTGGCCATGTTGATAAAACAGTGCCATTAGCTATGAGATCTGCAACTACTGATTGGTCAATGGCTGTTGATGAATTGCAAGGACTTTGGCATTTGGAAGGTGAGGATGTTTCAATATTCGCAGATGGTTTTGTAATCGCATCTCCGTTAAATCCTAAGTATGAAACTTATACAGTGACAAATGGAACCATTACTTTAACAAGACCATTTTCTGTTATCCATGTCGGATTGCCGATAACTTCAGATATAGAGACATTGGATATAGATACAAATCAAGCCGAAACGCTTGCTGATAAAAATAAGAAGATAGATGGGATTTCAGTTCATGTAGAAAAAACAAGGGGGTTTTGGGCAGGAGCCCAACCACCAACAGATGATGACGCTGATCCATTAGAAAATTTAATACCGATGAAGTTAAGATCTTTTGAAAGCTACGAAGATCCAATTGATTTACAAACAGGAATTATCAATGGGATTATTAAATCTGATTGGAACGATAATGGTAGGTTATTTTTAAGAAATATAGATCCAGTTCCAATGTCAGTATTGGCTATATCTATTTCTGGTGAATTTCCTTTTAGAAAGTTAGGATCAACATAATGGGCGAAATGGCATCATTTACAGGTTCTGGAGCAGATGCGGCTGCGTTATCAGGCGTTGGCTCTGCAGCAACTGGTATTTTAGGTGGTGTTGCTCAATCAAAAGCACTTGCAGCTCAAGGTGCTTATCAATCTGGGCAATTGCAGGTTAATGCTGAATTAGCGCATATGCAGGCAGACCAAGCGATTAAAATAGGAGAAAAGAAAGCAACACAAATTGGCATTAAAAGAAATCGTATTATTGGAGCGCAAAGGGCTGCTGGCGCTGCTGGTAACGTTGTTGTTGATGAAGGAACAAATGCAGAATTACAGAAAGACACATCTCAACTAGCTGCTAAAGATATATTAGAAGTACGTAATAATGCATGGAGAGAAGCTTGGGGGTATAATTTTCAAGCGCAACAATATCAAGGCGCTTCAAGATTAACTCAGTTGTCTGCAGCGAATGCTTCAAGTAACGCTTTAGCTTCTGGAATTATCCAAGGATCATCCAGTTTACTAACAGCAAGCCATGATTTTTATGGCTCTGACACTTATAAATCTTGGTTCGGATCTAGCGGCTCTGATAGAGGAGGAAGCTTACAAGCTTCACCATTTGAATAAATATGCCTACCGCACCTACATATGGACAGCAACAAGTCTTACCAGAGCAGCTACCAAATGTTCGCGCAGATACGAATGCTCCATTGGAAGCATTTGGTGGAGGCGCTTCATTAGAACAAGTACAACAATCTGAACAAGGTTTTCTACATCAGGTCAGAGGGATTGCTTTAGAGGAGCAAAAGAAGGCTGATGATGTTGCAGTGCAAGATGCTTATTCTAAATTAGTTAATCTTAAAAATGATTTGATATTCAATCCAAAAACTGGGTTCATGAATATTCAAGGCAAAGATACTGCAGGAGCTTTAGAAGATTATAGTAAACGGTATAAGGATAACGCTGATAAAATAATTGGTGGGTTATCAAATAATACTCAACAATTCATGGCTGGCCATATTGCTTCTAAAGTTGGTTCAGAATTAAATAACCATCTTGAGCAACATTTTTTTTCTGAGTCTAAAAAATATGCATCGCAAACAGCAAACTCTGCAATTAACTCTACTATTACTGACACGGTTTATAATGCACATGATTTGGATAAAGTCAGAGACAATGTTGATTTATTAAAAAGCCAAGTAATGAATCATCCTGATTTACGCGGTGCGTCATCTGACACTATGTTAGAAAAAATGCAGGAAACTACTAGCAAGGCTTACACAGGATCGATCATGCAATTGGTTGATAATGGAAATATTGGTTTAGCAAAACAATTAAGAGACGAAGCTTTTGATGCCAAAGGGTTAACTGGCTTAGATCTAAATCATATTGATAAATCTCTTAAGACTGCCAAAGATGATTTAACAGCGATTACTTTAGCGAATAAAGCGGCAGATGCCCATCCTGGAGATTTAAGAGCGCAATATGCTTTACGCGATAAATGGGCTGGTGGTAATCCTGAACTATATAAATCCATGACAACTTTTCTTGATCGTAGGGATCATGAAAGAGAATTGGCCATTAAGACTGCAGAAGAAGGGTTGGTTAAAAGTGGTGCTGCTTATTTAGTAAAAGCACAAAATGAACATCCAGATGCTGGCACCGATTATTTTGAATATATGCCGCCATCTATGAAATCTCAGTTGCAAGCAAGGCCTGATTTAATGAAAAAAACAGAGGCCTTGGCAAATCCGCCTCCCGAAACTGATTGGGGTGTAAAGGCACAATTGGAAAGAGAGATGCAAGTTGATCCACAGAAATTCGCTAAGAAGGATTTATCTCAATATTGGCCTTATTTGAATTATCAAGACCGTGACAGGCTATTTAAATACCAACAAGACATAGATAAAAAAGACGAAAAGACGATGACAGAAATTGAAAAGATGCGTGGGGATAAAGTGACTAGAGATACGGTTGCTATCACTGCAGGCCTTCGTCCTGACGCAAAAAATGGGACATCGAATAAAACAAATTATGATAATTATGGAAGACTTGGCGCTGAGTATGTAAGGCAAGAAAGTGCTCGCCTAGGTAGACCTTTATCTCCAAAAGAACAAGAAGATCAATTTAAAAAGGCTGCTACGAAAGTAACAATTGATGGAGTGCTTTGGGATTCTAATGTGCCTATCTATAAATTTACTGACATTTCTAAAATTCCTAAAGCAGATGTTGAATTGCTAAAGAAAAAGTTCGCTGAAAAAGGGAGAGCATGGTCAGATGAAACCGGTCTAAGAGCTTGGAAATTATGGAAGTTAAACGAGACAAATGCCAATAAATGATTCATTAGATATTGCGGTAGATCAAGTAGCGCCTAGCCTTATTGAAGGCGGTAAACCTAAAGGCGATCCATTAGATCAAGCTATTGATCAGACGGTTGGCCAAGATCCAATTAGTTTAAGAAAATCTGCTTTTATTGCAGCAGATAACGAGCCAGATAAATACGCTAAAATAATTGATATCGCCAAGAAGCTAAATGTTCCTCCAAGATTTGTAGCTGGTGGTGATTATGAATCTCTTGCCCATGAAGCAGAACAGAGAAATAATAATTACGAACAGATTATGAGACATGCTCCTAATGCAGCACACTTCCTTGAGAACCCAGATAACATGGCTGTTTCTAAGGATGATCTTCATAATGTTTCTCAGATTGACCAGTTAACAAGTGAGTATAAAAATAATAGATTGCTCTCTCCTTATATCCCAAGCTTTAACCCTAAAGGCTGGAAAATGCCTGGTGATATAGAAGGGGCTTTAGGTCGTGGATGGAATGAGAACCAGAAGAATCTTTACTGGTTTGGATTGTCACAAGGGATTGTTGATAAGGAACAAGCCATTGAATCCATCATGAATGCAAATAATAATTTAAGGCAGGCACAAATAAAGAAGGCTGATCTATTAAATGTAAATCTTAATCAATTTAAACAGACCAAAGAAGATAACGTAAAATCAATTGATGAGAGTTTTAATACTTTTATTCATGGATTAACAACGCGTCTTGATGATCATAATAGTCAAGGCATAGGTCATGCATTGAATGAGATTTCAACAGGAGCAGTCGGTACAGTTGGCGCTGCATTAGATTTATTTAGACAATATACAAAAAATCCAAAAGATACTTTTAATCAATTTGCTGAAGGATTGCCTCCGCTAAGCTTGCCACTATTAACTTCTACATTAGCAAGCATGGCTTACGGAGCTGGAGAAGGCGCTCCTGGAGGATTGCCTGGAATGATTAGTGGGGCTTCTGCAATGGGTGCGGCTGGATTTGCTGCTGCTTATTTTCCAGGATCTTTAGGCGGTAAATTTGAACAGGCTATGATTGCTAATGGCGTTGACCCAGAGAATGAACAGCAAATTCGTGACATGATAGATAATGTTCCATTGATGAATAAAATAAAAAATGAATCCGGTATTGGAGCTCTAAAAAGTACGGCTCTTAATACAGCAACTTTGATGTTTGCTAATTTATTTAAAGCAGGAGCAGAAGCAGGGTTAATAAAAAAGACAGCTGTACATGGTGCAAATATTGGGCTGATGAGCGCTGCGCAAACTGGAGCAGAATTAGTAGAACAAGCATCAGAAGGAAAAGATATCAGCCTTGGCGGTGCTGTTAAAGGAAGCATTGAAGCTTTAGCAACAAATATTTATTTTGAAGGCATGATGTCTAGTGTTCATGGTGGCCATGGGAAAGAATTAACACCAAAGGAACAAGATGCCGCAGCAAGATTTGAGGCTATTGCAGGAGTTAAACGAGGCGAGCCATTAGTAAAAGTTTACTCCAAAGAAACTGAACGCCAAGTTACTGCTTTAACTGAGAAAGCAGATAACGCAATCCAGTCGCTGCATGAACTGACTATACTGAATGAAGCAGCAACAAAGGTTAAAGAATCAAAACTTAATGAACGATCTCCTTCTCAGGCTGAAGAATTGATTCAGATGTCTGGTGGTGGGAGCAAAGTTTTATATCAGGTTGATGAGTTTGATAAGTTTTTTAAGGATAAAGGAACATCTCCAGAACAAGCCGCCGAAGCGTTATCTCCAGAGGCTTTAAAATCGTATCAGGAAGCCAAGGAAACTGGTGGCATGATCCATATTCCTGTTGAGGACTACCTAGGCAAAATAGCCTCAGTTGATGAATTAAAGGGTCTTTCAGAGAAAGCCAGAGGATCAAGGGGTAACACCATGGCCGAAGCCGCAGAGGTGCTTAAAGGCCTTCCTGAAGAGATAGATAAGTTGGCAAATCCTGAACCGGAGAAGCCAGATAGTGCTAAACAGGTTGGTGAACAAATTTCAAAGATGTTGGAAGATGCTGGTCAGCAAAAGCAGGTTGCTCGTGGATTGGGCAAGTTAATTGAACAGCGTTACCGAACTCGTGGTGAATTACTTGGACGTGATCCTTTAGAATTATTTAATGAGATTAAACGCCAAGTTCATGGGCCTGAAGAAGCGCCTAGAGTTTTGGAGGCTCTTAAAGGAGATGTTTTACCGCAAGATGTTTATCATGCGACCCCTTACCGCTTTGATAAGTTTGATATGTCTCATATTGGTACAGGATCTGGCTCTCGTTCCTTTGGCCATGGGTTTTATTTTTCAAAAGACTTGGAGTTTACCAAAACATATCGAAAGGCCATAGCAGATAGGTTTGATGAATCACATATTTTAAAAGTTGATATACCTGAAGATCATGAATTGCTTCACTGGGATAAGAAATTTATTGATCAACCTCAGATTGTTAAAGATGCTTTCCCTGGTACTGACCCTAATAAAACAGGTGAACAATTATATAATGAGACTGGTAAACGTTTAGCCCCTGCTGGTGATCGCAATACAAGAGATCAAGCTGCATCAGAAGAATTTTTAAAGAGAGGCGTTCTTGGAAATAAATACGATAATCCAAATGCTAGTCGTGAAAAAAATACAAATCCAAATATTAAAGACACATCCGCTTACGTTATTTGGGATCCGAATCGATTAAAGAAATTTAATGATACTTTACTACAAAAAGACCAAAATAATATCCGTGGTTTTTACCATTACGGCAATAGCAGAATTGATATAGGGCTTCTTCCTAAGGCTAATCGGTCTACTGGCCTACATGAATTGATTCACAGTTTTCATGATGAAGTTGCGCATGATGTTGAGTTATTAAGATCATTAGAAACGAGGACGCCTAACCAAGAAGCATTTCTGAAAGCCAGTGACGCAGTGTTAAAAGAACTTGGTGCTGAATCTTGGAAAACATTAACGCCAGAACAAAAAGAAACATTCGTAGATAAATACATGCGTTTCGTTGTTGATGGGAAAACATCATCTTCATCGATGCAGCGCGTTTTTAATGTGTTCTCAAAATGGCTATCTAAACTATATCAAAGTTTAAAAATTGACGGGATTAAATTATCTCCAGAATTTACCGATTTCTTTGAACGGCTGACTTCTACAGATGAAGAGATTACTAAAGCAAAAGAAGATCTAGGAAAATACCCGATGGAAGAAAATCCTGCCGCTTACTTCATGAAGGGTTCTAAATTGGATCGCTACGTTACTGCGCTTGCCGATGCTGAAGCGGAAGGTGTGCGTTTACTTTCTAAGGATATGTTTGTTGACCAGACAGAGCAGAGAAAGTCATTTTTAGATGGGGAGTTTGATCGTTTACGTCCAGATGTTGAACATGAAGTGAATCAGAAGAAAGAATATATTGCTCGTTCTATACTCCAAGATGGAACATTGCCTGACGGTACAGCGGTTAAAAATGACATTAAATTAAGTCGCAAGGCTGTAATTGAAATGTTCGGTAAAGATACGCCAGGTGAATTGCCGAATAGAATATTTGGTAAGGATGGCTTAGGGCCAGAACAAGCGGCAGATATTCTTGGTTTTAAGAATGCTAATGAATTGATCGATGGTCTTAAATCAACTGGTGAAAAAGATAAAGTTGTTGATTTATTAACTCAAGCAAAAGTCAAGCAATTGCATGGGGATATTTTAATTGATGGTTCTTTGCCAGAAGCAGCACATGAGGCAGTACATAATACAAAGAGAGCGCAATTGCTTCGGTTTGAATTAGAACACTTGGCATCTAATGACATGCCAACATTAAAAGAAGCTATTCGTAAAATTACTAGAGCCGTTCCAACTGACTTACAAATACGCAATCAAGTGGAACGAATTATTGGTGATAAAGTCCATACTGAAATCGATCCATATACTTACCAATTAGCGGAACGTCGCGCACGTAAAGAATCAGGGGATGCTCTAACGAAAGGTGATTTAGATGGAGCATTTCTTGCGAAGCGTAATGAATTGATAAACCATGAATTATATAGAGCCTCTATTGAGGCCAGAAGAAAAATAGAACAAACTGAAAAATATCTTGAAAAGTTTTCAGATAATAAATACCGAGCAACAATTGGCAAGGCTGGCATGGGGTTTGTTCATCAAATTGATGCTATCCTTGATCGTTTTGGAGTTAAGGAAGGAACTGAAGAATCAAAAAATAAACCACCTTTATATGAGTTTTTAAAAGATCTTCATACGCAAGGTTATGATGTCGGCTTATCTGATAATGTCATGAATGAGACATTTACCAAAAATTATAATGATCTTACTTATTCAGAATTACTTGATTTGAAAGATTCTGTAAAAACTTTAAAGCATATCGCAAATGGAGTGAATGATTTTAAATATGCTGATAAAAAAATTAAGTTAGAAGAATTAGCCAAAGAACTTCATTCCGTTGCGGCTGAATATTATAAGATTAAATCAACGGCTGTAGATTTAAATCCATCTATCGGAAAAAACCTTGCCAAATTAAAGGATAAGGCAATCGCCGCTCATACGAAGATGGAGTTTTTATTTAATGCTTTAGATGGTTACAAGCCTGGTGGGAGATATTGGGAGACTTTTTATAAACCATTTGCCGATGCGGAAAACCATGAGAATAGACTTAAGATGGAAGCCGGCAAGGCAATGGATGATATATTTTCTAAATATACCAAGAAAGAGCGAGCTCTTTGGTCGATTGAAAAGATTTATATAAAAGAATTAGAAGGTGGAAAAATAACTCCTTACTTAACCAAGAAGAATATAATTTCAGTAGGATTAAATTTGCGCAATGAATACAATAAAACTGCACTAATGGAAGGATACGGTTGGAATGACAAACAACTAAAGGCCGTTATTGCTCATCTGGATGCAAGGGATATTCAAACTATAAATGAGATAGGACGCCACATTGAAACCTATTGGCCTGAAGTTAAGAGACTTGAAGAAGCGGTTAATGGAATTGCACCAGAAAAAGTAACTGGCGAAGGTTATCAGACCGATTCTGGATTTATTGAAGGTGGTTATTACCCAATTAAATTTGATGCAAAATTTAGTGATAAACAAGCGAAGTTAGATGAAAAAGTGAGGGTTAATGAATTATTCGGTGGTCAATATGCAAGAGCTATGACGAAACATGGTCATACAAAAGAAAGAACCTACTCTGCGGGTAATGCTTTGAAGTTAGAGTTGTCAGTTTTGAACGATCATATTGGCAGCGTGATTCATGATTTAACGCACCGTGAGGCTGTTATTAACGCATCTAAATTGCTTGGCAATGAAGAAATTAAAGCAACAATTGAAGGTGCTGTTGGCAAGGAAATGTATAAAGAATTAGCTCCATGGTTAAAAGGCATTGCTAATGATCGAGGAGTTGAATCAAAAAATTTCTATGAAGGTTTGCTTAGTAGGGCCAGAAATGGAGCAACCATTGTAAATCTTGGCTTTAAAACAACCTCTGCTGTTGTTCAGACATTGGGGTATTTAAATACGGTGAAAGAACTGGGGCCTAAATATGCAGCACAAGGCTTGCAAGATTCATTCGGTAATCCTTTTAAAATCAAAGAGAATTGGGATTTTATTAAAGAACGTTCCGAGATGATGAATCACCGAATGGAAGGTGGGTATGATCGTGATGTAAGAGACGCTGCCAATCGACTTGGTTATGCGAGTGGTAAGTCAGGTTATCTTGCTGCTGCTGATGTTTATACGCATAACGTTCAAAAATCTTATTTCCATTTTATTGGCTATATGGATTTGATGACTTCTATTCCTTCTTGGATGGGGGCTTATCGTAAAGCCATGGATGGTCATCTTGAGAATATTAAGGCTGGCGATGAATTAAAAGCAATTGATTACGCTGATTCGGTAGTTCGTAAAACACAGTCTGCTGGAGGGGCTAAGGATCTTGCATCAATTCAAAGAGGATCGGAAGCATTCAAATTATTTACCATGTTTTATTCTCAGGCTTCTATTCAGGCTAATCAATTTTTAAGCATTCCAGGAGAATATAAAGTTACGAAAGATATATCAAAGTTAATTGCAGGCGCTGCTACATTATGGTTTGCGCAATCTTTAATGGAAGATATGATTCGTGGTCGAGGCCCTTCATCTGAAGATGATCAAGAGACTTGGGCTAAATGGGCAATGAATAATGCAATTTATTATCCGGCTCAGCAATTTATTGGGGCAAGAGATTTAGCGCATTTTATAGAAAATAAGGCCGAGGGAAGATACGCTAATTATGAGATGTCTCCAGTTAATGCCGCTGTAGAAACTGTAGGCACAGCTGGATACTTATTGGCTTATAAATTATTCTCCGATGAAGAATTAACCAGGCATGATATAAGGACATTATATGATGCAGGTGGCTTTATGGCAGGATTCCCGACTAGACAGACTTGGCAAACGGCAGAGTATTTGCATGATTATATGACTGGAGATGAACAGCCTGCGAATCCAATGGAATTTTTTTGGAGAGCGGCTGTAACAGGTAAAAAGAGGGATTGAAATGACCATATCAAATACAATTGTGAGGTTCCAATATACTGGCAATGGAGTGGCTACAGATTTCGCTTATACGAATCGTATAACAGATGAAGATCATTTAAGAGTAGTCCTGACAGACACAGCAGGTGTTTCAACTACAGAAGTTATCACTACAAATTATACAGTAACTGGTGTTGGTGACGCTGCTGGTGGAAATGTTTCATTCGTTGTGCCGCCACCTAATCTATATACAGTTACAATTTTTATCGAAGAGCCTTTTAATCAGCCCTATACATTTAGAAACCAATCTACTTTTTTTGGCGATGATCATGAAGAAGCATTTGATCATGTTGTTAGACTTTGCCAAAGACAAGAAGATGATTCTGCGCGTGCTTGGAGAAATAATGAAATAGCCGATCCTGATGATTTCGATCCTGAGACTCCAGATGATATCTCAGGGAGCGTGAATGTTTGCCCAATGACAAATGATGCAGGTGATGGATGGGCTTCTGTTGCTGATTGGCCGTCTGCTGCTGACATAGCCGATGCTGCTGATAATGCTGCCGATGCCGCAGCTTCAGCCGCAGCCGCAGCCGCTAGCGCTGCCCAGGCTGCTGCGTTTGCTGGCACAGGGACGCCTTATGGGCTGTTAAATGTTGGGTTATCAACATCAGTTGCTGCCTCTGCATTGACCATTAACTTAACCCAGGCTGACGGAACAACAGACCCAGGAGTAAGCCCTGCTAATGTTGGAATATCGTTTCGTTCTTCAACGCTTGCCACAGGTTCAGTATTAAGTCGTTCAGTAGTATCGGCTCTATCTATTGTCGTCACTTCTGGAGCAACCCTTGGCCATAACGATGCGTTAGCAGATTACATTTATGTCTATGCAATTGATAATGCTGGGACAGTTGAGCTAGCAGTTAGCAGTAGCAGCCATTGGGATGAAGGCACGCGGTATACAACTACCTCTATGAGTTCAGGTGCTGATGATGCTGCTACTTTATATTCAACTACTGGGCGAAGTAACGTAGCGATTCGTTTAATCGGAAGGCTATTAAGCACACAGACCACAGCAGGGACTTGGGCTTCTGCTATTACTGAAGTTTCACCAGGGTTTACTCCGCTGCACGAAGATATTGTATTTACAAGAGCGGCTAATTTCATTCCAAAACACGGAGTTATTTATAATGTTAGCACCGCATCTGCTAGGACTATATCACTGCCAGTGCCAAGGGTTGGATGGAAAACAACGATAAAAGATTCAACTATTCAATCAGATACTAACAACATTACATTCGCTAGAAATGGCAGTGAAAAAATTGACAACATTGCGGCTAATTATACTGCTGCTATTAATGGTGGCGGTTGGGAAATTTGGAGTGATGGCACAGATTATTTTATTAAAGGATCACAACAAAAAAGTTTCACTGTGTTCGAAGGACCATTTACAGTCGGATCAGTTACCATACCAACTGCATTCGCCTCTCCAACTTTAACAGCAGCTAATTTTACATCTGGTTTGCCGGTGACTAGATCAACCAATACATTAACGTTCCCATTTGTTGGTAAATATAAAATAACCGCTGTTCTTACCAATTTACAATCTTCAAGCGGAACTAGAGATATTCTTGTAAGACTTAGGAATACTACGGATTCGACAACAAATGCTTCAAGCAATGGGGTATCTTCTAATAATAATGCTGGTGGGCTTACAGAAGAACAAATAATGAAATGCAATATCACTGATATTTCAAAAGGTTTTGAATTTCAATGGATGAGCGATACAGCAACATCGACAGTGACGAACGTCACGGTTGGCGGTGATACTGGCTCTCGTTGGTCTATTATTATCGAGAGCATATGAAACTAACAGAACATTTTACATTAGAAGAACTATGCATCACGCAGCATCGGAGTATTGATAATACTCCTCCTTCTGAAATAATGCCTAATTTAAAACGATTAGCAGAAGAAAGCGAAAAGGTTATTTCATTTCTGGGGCACAAAGGTACAACCACAAGTGGTTATAGATGCCCGAAATTAAACGCTGCTGTTCATGGATCATCTAATTCTCGTCACATGCTAGGTCTTGCAAGAGATTTTATTTGTCCTGAATTGGGAACACCAATCGAAGTATGTCGAAAAATTTTAGATAGTGATTTGCCTTTTGACCAACTTATTCAAGAGTGGTCATGGGTTCATTATGGTCTTTGTCTCCCTGGAGGGGTTCCTAGGCGGCAAGTTTTCACACTCATTCCTGGTGGTATGTATGCCATGGGACTAACTGAAAGGATGGAAAAAAATGGTTGATTTACAAGCAAATGCTAAGGCTCTTATTGTGAGTAAAACTTTTTGGGCGAACGTTCTTATGATTGCAAGCGCATGCGCTGCTTACGTTGCTGGACAATTGTCAACTGGGGCTACCATTGGTGCGATTGCATTTGGAGTTGTTGGAATTATCATCAGAAATTTTACGTCATCCGAAATCACTGGGTTCTTTAAATAAATTGATTTGTGGATGATACTAAATTTTTGCATTGGATTGTAGACAGTGGGGTTTTACCCATCATTGGTTTTTTTGGAGTGTACTTATTTAGAGAGATTTATAAAGATAAGAAATTTCAGAAGATAAGAGAAGAGCAATCAGAGCAGCAACAGTGTAGATTCATGATGAAAAATGAAATGGACTTGGAAAAGTTCACTTGTAAATTTAGGGAAGAAGATCATGAGAAGATAAAGGATATAGATTGTTTATTCCACCCAGAGGATCATCATAGATTAAGTGAGGGACTTATGCTTGCGAAAACACATGAGGTATTCATCAAGGAAATAATTACAGACCAAGATAAAATATTGATAAGCCTTGAAAGAATCGTTGATAAATTTGAATCAGTTGCTAAAGAGTTAAGACAAGAGACGAATTATCTCAGAGACTATATGATTGAAAAGAAATGAGAAAGTTTTCATTATTGATTTTTATTTTAACTGGCTGCACATATTTCCATGCAGGTACATTTTTCACAACGAGCCCTTTATATTATACAGATTTGTTTCCAGGTAATGCTGAGGAATGGGAACAGAGAACTTGGGAAGAGACAGGTAGAATGATGAAGGAAGAATACCCAGAAGAGATATTCAACGATGTCTGCCAGGCAAACTTAGATCAGATGCTAAAGCCTAAGACAAATTCATACCATGCGTTTAATTACAATAAGATAGTTGGAATGCATAACCAGACTTCTAATTTTGTAATCTATCCTATTGGCCAGGTAGATGTTTTATTCCATGAGTACATTCACTCTAGGAACTCTCAGTTTAGTGATAAGTGCTTAAGCGAAATGATCGCAATTAGTTTAACTAAAAAATGGACAGAAACAAAAGAAAGAACTTATGAGTTTAACCAACACTAGGTTATTCTTCTGAATTGGTTCTCTCTTTCTCTAGCTTTATTCTCGAACTGATTATTGTTATATCCATTGATGATCTGCTCTTTCAGATAGTGAATCAAAAATTGAACTTCTCCGTATTGCTTGTATTGTTTTTGATGTACAGTTTCATGTATTAAAGTAGCTGATTGATCTCTAATATTTAAATTAAAAAATCCTTGCCATTTGTTATCCCCTGGTATTGGGTTTCTTTGGAGCTTAACATAGCGCTCTCCCCAAGTTGTTGTTGCAGATGGGAATAAATCGTACCAGGATTTAACTACATACTTAGTCTCTCGAATAATATTCAGCTCTTCTTTGAAAGCGCTATAACGATCAACATGGCTGATGTAGTTTATTATTTTAATTATATTTTGATCTGGCATTAAAACGTCAACCCACGGCTCATAGGAACTAACCCAGTAGGCCCTGCAATCATGGTTTCCGTATCTACACGGAATCCTAAGTTTGCCATAAGCTGCCTTATTTGTGGAGTATTGCAATTACTAAACTGGCCTCTTCCGCCAACTAGGTCTCCATTTTTACCAGATACATTCCATAACGTATTTTGACCGTAGTACCCACAGTTATCAACTAACAAAGAACGAGCGCTGATGATTGGTGGCGGCCTTGAGGGGTTCAAGTTGCCTATCCAACTGATGTTGTTATTCCAAGGATCAGAGATCCCATTTAAAGCGCATCCTGTGTTCTTAATAAATAGGTGGCCATTAGCCGGGCCAACACCTGGCACACCATCGACGGCACCATAGAAGTCTAATCCAGAATCATCAAACATTATGCAATGCGCCCGATCCATCGTGTTGCCACCGTAGTAGCGACAGTTTTCTATCCAAACGTTTGCGCTTGACCCCTGGCTGGTAAACCCTGCACCGCCTCTCCAAGAAGTTACTGGGTTAGCCCAATTCTTAAATACAGAATTGGTTACTTTAATCAGTGCATTTTTTACCCAGCGACATTCATGAGGTCTTGCAGTAAATTTAAGGCATTCAGCGCCTACCCCATTTACAACAAGTTTATTTACAGACACACCATTTTTAGAAAACCCATGCCAGTAAGCGCCATGTTCATGAGAGTTCGTCATATTGAAAATAACATCCTCAAGAACGCCATCAAACTGGTAACCAAACAAACCCCATACTCCGTTATCTACATTCAAAGTTCCTACTTCATCTACAGAGCACCTTGTTAAATGAAGTGCAAACTTTTCAAATACAGGACCGCTTGGGTTTTCAAAGCCCATGTGAACTGCTTTGCCTCTACCAAACCTACTTTTGTAATGAATGCTTAAATCTTGAAAAGCGACAATGCCGTTATGCTGCCTAACAAAAATTGTTTCATCAGCATTTTGAGGAATGATTCTTGTGACTCCTCGCCCGGCTCCTTTAAAAAGAACTCCATCAAATCCTTGAGAGATCCAGACATTAGAATCATAGACAAGTGGGTTATGACCGCTCTGATGGAAATCAATATTAAATGCTGGGTTATCTCCTGCTGGTAAATTGATGACAAAAAGATTTGGCGCTATGGCGATAGCCAATGCGCGCTGCTTAACCAATGCTTCCATCTCTTGAATTTCTTGTTCCATAAATCCTCCTATATTTTTACACGTTTAAGAATCACTTCAATCTTTGTGGCATCAGTTGGAGAAATCAAAACATCTTCGATCATTGCTGCCGTGACAGTTGGGTCTATTGCCGATATTAAATTGGTAATTAAAAAAGGCGCGTCAAACTCAACGAATGTATCCTTTTTATCTTCTATTGGGTTGAACGGAACAAAACCAGTTGTGATTGTTGCCTGCCAAAACGTAGCGTCTGGTGAACGCTGCACTGCAATGATATCGGAGCCGGTTATCCCAGGCTGAATGGATTGCAATTGATTTGCGACTTGGTTCTTTGTGGCTCTTAGAGTTCTTGTCTGTGTTCTTCTACCTGCCATTTAATTTATCCAAAAGTTCTGGATGCGCATAACAGCATCCGACCAAAACCTCTGGCCTTAACAAATTGTGTTCAATTGCAAATTCAATTGATGAAGTTTTTATACCATATTCTTTATAACCACAGGTATTGTTTTTCCATTGTGAATAAATGGAGCACCTAAAATCTTTAGCCAAATTTGGGCACCGACCGCCTGTAAAAGTATGGCAGCACTTTGCCTTACAGATCTCAATGCAATACCGATCCTTATTGGATAAGTTCTGTGTTATAAAGATATCTCCCATCTCCACATAATCCTACTGGGCCATCTGAAAGCCCATAATTGGTTACATTGAAACTTCCTATTTCTGTTCCCGTTGCTGGATCATATTGCTTAATAGTCCCTTGAGTACTTGCCGCCCCAGTCAGAAACCATAAAAATCTACCATCATGATGAAGATCAGTTGAATTTGTCGGCCTGGTAAATGTCCCAACGATCGTCCCTGTTATCGGATCAATTTGTGCTACGTTTCCGCTCGTGGTATCCATGGTCCATAAAAACCTACCATCGCCCGTTAACCCAGCGTAAACATCGGCAGGCAAAGCAATCGTATCAAGAATAGTTGCCGTTGCTAAATCAACCTGAACAAGAGATCCGGTAGAAGATATTTTCCAAAGGAATCTTCCATCCTTCCAAATGCCAACCGGGTTGGTGGCAATGTTGATCGTGCTGCCTTTGGTATTCGTCTCTAAATAATAAGGCGTTACAGTTTGCGTGGTTAAACGGGTTATTAAAATTTCCCGACCATCGCAGGCAGGAAAGCAACTTAAATTAAGCGTTGCTGATAATACGATTCGATCAATGCGTTTACCTTCCACTGGATCAGTGATTACAATAAAAGGGTTTGGCCCTCCAACTATCGGCATTAGTTCACCAACTCAAAAGTTGCATTGGCAACGGTAAATGAATTGCTCGCATCCGTTCCAACGCCCGTGACAATCATCCTTACATTTGGCGCAACACACTCAAACGGCTCACAAATCTTTAGTTGATTACTCGCATGTGCTGCAATGGTCGCATCATCAAATCGATATTTCACCCACGGACCGACACGGTAATCAAACCAAGTCGTTCCGCCGTCATTGGAGAACTGAAGCGTGAAAGTGATATCCGTTGCCGTCCCTGATTCCGTAACAATCGCGTTAAAACTTCCACGCCTAAACATACTGCAGTCAACGGATGCCGAAGTTGCTGTCGTCGGAGAATCATCGTAAGTTGTATTGATCGCCGTAAGAATCGTTGACTGCCTGCGTACGCCACTGACCGGACCAGACATAATATCTACAGCGATAGGAGCGTAATCCCCATCTGTACCAGCAAGCGTAGTATTTGCTGTGTTCCTAACGCCAAGTATGAACGATCCTCGATCCCCACTCGTATGCGCTGCGTCTTCAGTCTGTGTTTGCGCTGTCCATAATTTCCCAAGATTATCGAGTTTGATTTGTGTGTAATCGCCATCGGCATTGGTGTTGTCATTCGCAACCGGCGTATCCCTGCGCATGGCCATGGCAAGAACCCCAACGTCTCCACCTGCGCTTGCCTGATCTTCAGCCTTCCCTAATTCCGTTGCAGTTGTCCCAGGTATAACGCTTCCTAAATATAGAGAACCATTGGCGCTTACTGAGATAGGAGAATAATCCAAATTAGTATCGGTGAACGTTGTAGCGCCATTATTGTTGCGAACTGCAAACATCATAACACCAGTGTCGCCAGTTGTATGCGCCGCATCTTCTGCCTTACCAAGACTCGTCGCAGCAACCCCTGGAATCAAACTGACTACGTTCACATCTCCGATAATGACCCCGGAGTTTGCTGCAAGTTTCCCTATCGCATTGGTTCCAGCCGGAAGCGAAGCCGATCCGGCAACCGTTGCTGAGTCAACCGCAACCGTTACCCTTTGGCTGCCAGTTCCAGTTGCCCCGGTTCCTGTCAGCACGGTCACTGCATTTACTTGGGCCGTGTTAACCGATTGGTTTGCCGTAAGAGCCCCGATCACATTTGATCCAGCAGGCAAAGCATTTGTAATAGCCGTAACAGCGCCAACAGTCGCTATTACACCAGTTCCATTTGTCGGTAGTTCTACACGTAATGCTCCTGTCGCTGTTCCAGATCCAGTTGTTGCGTAGTCAACTGTTAATGAACCTGAGTTATCTGTAACAGGAACAACGTCATTGGTTGCAATGGTGACACGTTGCGTACCAGTATCTCTAACTCCAGTATTAAGAGATATTGCAACTCCACCTTGTTGAGCAAGATTAGTAACAGTTGAAACGGTTGTCACTGTTCCTGAATCAACAACCATATGCAAATTAGTTCCGGTTGGCTGGTCTACGGTAAGCGATCCTGAATTATCTGTAACAGGTTGGGCAACTGCAGACCCATCAACTTTCCAAGCAGTTGTATTTGCAGTGTTGCCAGGCTGAACAGTCCATGTGCCAGATTGTGTGGCTGCAACGGTTCCAGATACCGGTTGCGTTACTTGGAAAAAAGTACCGCTGACAGGTTGAGTGACAGCGCTTCCATCAACCTTTACAGCAGTTGCATTTGCAGCATGGTTAGCAAGGCTTACTTGTAGTGGATTTGCGGCTACTCCAGTCTCAACGGATGCAGAGGTTTCAAGAGTTGCAAACATGCCGCGCTTTGCATTCATAGCAAAAGCGCCACCGTCTCCATCATCTACTGTATCTCGAACCGATTTATATGTTCCTCCTGACGGATTGAATGCTGTTGTTCCTACTGTAAATGCTGCGTCATCAATCATAGAAGTACCTGATCCGCCAGATACTGTAGCTGTTACAGTTCCTGATATTGGAACTGGAGTTGCGCGTAGCTGCGTATCAGTTAATGGACCATCAACAGTGATTGATCCGCCGCCATCATTTATTGTGATTGGGGCTGAAGATGAATTAACTACAACGACATGCTTTGATTGTCGCTCAAGATTTTTAGGCATTAGCCTAAGTGTATATCATGCCTAATCTTCAGGTTCAATATCGTCAGGTGGCTTGCCAATAGATGGGCTTGTCTCAACAGTGTCTGTGCAGAACCTACAGAATCCGTCTAAATCTATATCGTCTGGATGAACATCTCGGCCACAGGCAATGCAGCATTGCGTCATCGATTACTCCCATAAGTCCAGTTAGGATGGAATCTAATTTCATAATTAGGCACCCACCAAGGTTCTCCTGTATCTAAACCGATAACAAGCCACTGCATGTCCTTAGTCTCGCTATCCATAAACCAAGCGATAGCCAATCCTTCTGCGTTATCTTTACTTGTCACTTTAACTAGGTATTCTTTAGGCGTTGGATAAATCATTTAGAATATTTCATAACGATAGCTAGAGTTATTAGGAATATAGCTGCTCCAATCATTCCTCCAGTAAATCCAGAAATAAAGCTATTTATGTAAAATAGATTTGTCATTATATTCACCTCCATATGAATATCACTCCCCCAAGCACATAAAACCCAATATCCAGCAGGCTATTTATAGGGTTTACATAGGCGAATTTAACGCGGGCAGATTCGATGACTTCGATGATTAGCGCTGCCAAGGCAATGGCCCATAAATGCGGAACGAAAGCGTAGAACATAAAGCCTAGCGGGATATGTTGAAATAACCAGCCAGAGGCTTCCTTTCGCATGTCCTTCCAATTAGGTCCATTGACGTAAAAGCTTGGGCAGAGTTCGTAGAGTAGCCAGGTGTGGATGGGGAGTCCGTTGATAGTCATTAGTCCTCGATGGTCATGGTAAATTTTTTAATTGCTGGATAGGCAGAAACACCTGGAAACATTCTATCACCGTCAAATTCATCAACAATAAAATCAGAAAAATCTATAGCACACTTAATTTTTTTATCGTTAAAAAGATGTTCTGGATCGGCTAAAAAAACGTGATAAGCAGACTGATACCCAGGCGTATCACTTTCTTTAACAACGAATATGTTAATTTTCATTTCCACTCCATGGCTTCTCGGAGAAGATCATCAACTTTCATTTCCCAAGATCTCTGAATTCCTTCATCATCTAAAAATTTTCGTAATATTGTGGCTATTTCTTCAAACTTCGCCAGCCTCTCCACATCCACGCTACACCGATGCAGGCTACCTGGCACAGTCTTGCCGCATTGTGTGCATTCGCAGTAGGTGTGGATTGTTTCAGTGGTCATAATGGAAGCACTCCTTGGGCTAATCGTCTCACCGCAATTTCGCAATATTTTTCCTCAAGTTCAATGCCGATAGCCTGACGGCCTAGGTTCTTGGCGGCTACCAGCGTAGTGCCGGAACCCATGAAGGGGTCGAGGATGGTTTTTACATCGTCTGGGGCTTGCTGAATACACCATTCCATAACGGCGATTGGTTTTTGGGTGGGATGATAGCGAGTTTCTTTTTCATATCCCATATGCTGTTGTAACATTCCGTTCCAGGTGTACTTGAACAAACGCACCGCTTTTTTTAGATTCGTCCAGGCTAGTTCAGCGTCAGCAAAGTCCCCGGTATTGTTTTTGTCCCATACAAGCCAACAACTACTCGGATGCATCGAATAAAAATTACCACCGAACATAATCATGTATTTCGCCTTAAACATTATTGAAGTGATAAAGCTCTGCTCAATAGGTTTATCGTCCCAAGATTGACACCCATAATCTTTTGCCATAGCAAGTTTGCCTCGTGATTTATTGGCACCTGCCGCCTCACCAATGCCATACGGCGGATCAGTAAGTACAAGGTCAACTGGGTCTAGTTGCGGCAGTATCTCCCGACAATCCCCATGATAAATCGTAATGCCTTTTTCTTGGTAATAGGGGGTCATTTCTTCATCCGCTCCTTCGCAAGTTTCCATTCAATTCTATAAACAATGGTTCTTCCCCAATATCTGTAAGGAATAAATTCTTGCAGTCCACCAACCAGAGCCATCGGCACATAGCGCTTTTTCCATTTTGTCATTCGGTTACGCTTTTTCATTTTCTTCCTCGATTAAGATTGAGATTGATTCTTTATTATTCTTGCATTGATTACAACAAACGTTGCCGCAATAATCTTCGTGAATTATTTTTTGTGATTCGATTAGATCTGAGATAATTTCATCCAACTCCTTATCGCTGATCTTGTAGCCATCGTAGCCGGTGCCTTTACATGCCGAGCAGACTCGAGTTCCCCGTGTCTCACACAATCCGCATATACATCTTGCCAGCCTATAGCGACTTTTGGTCGCGTCGCCCGAAGGGCTATGGCGCGTCATGGCTTTGGCTCTCCGCAGTGAGTGCAACGAATATAGTCTTTTTCTGGCCACCATACATGCTCACAAGGAGCGTTAGCGACTTTCTCCTCTTTCTTCTTTTTAAACTCTAAGCATCCGCATTCAAGACAAGAACCTAGGCTGCGAAAGTGCCAACCAACAGGATGGTCGCAATTGCATAACGCTGGATCTTCCAGACTCAGGCCGTGCTTGGTGAGTATTTTTTCTAGTTTTGATAGTATGAATTTATCAGCATAAATCTCTGTTTTAATTGCGTCTGGATGTTGAGCACGTTTAGCCATGGGCAAAAAAGTTTCATCGAGAAGGGCTTTTTTCATGTCAATGCGATCAAGGAATAATTTAAAAATATCCCTCACCGCCTCTTTCCATTTCTGCGCTTCGTCGGTCATGGCTATGCTCCACTTTCCGTCAAATAATTTGCACCAATCCCACATTCCATGGTAGAAAGCCTTGTGTGCTTTTTTTGCGATTTTTTATTCCCTAGACGTTTTTTTCCAAGGAAGCATTTCCGCTGGAAAATTGGCTTACCTAACCTAAAAGATAAGGAGATTCCCATGCTTGAAATTTCAATTACTAATGAACAGAAAGTTAAAGTTACTCTTACCCCGGTCACTGCTGCAGGCAGGCCAGCAAAGTTAGACGGCGTGCCAACTTGGCAGGTATCTAGCGGGGATTCAACCGTAGTGCCTTCCGCTGATGGACTATCCGCTGATCTCATCTCAAGTGATATTCCAGGTGAAACCATGTTCGTTGTCTCAGCCGATGCTGATCTAGGCCAAGGAGTTGTTAACATCACGGACTCCGTGAAGCTAACCGTTGAAGGGGCTTTAGCAACCAGCCTTGGATTAACTGCCGGGACTCCAGAAACTAAATAGTTCAACATAATAACTCCATGGAGACTAGGTGGTTTTGCTGCCTAGTCTTCATTTTAATCCAAATCCGAATCGAAGCGGGGGATGAATGGGTCTACAAATTTGTTTTCAATGTCTTTGGTCGTGTATTTACAAGCATCATAATCAGCAGACATACAATCATGACCGTCTCGATAATCATTAAGCCATCTCCAGCATGAACATCGATTATAATTCTCCCATCTCCAAGCATTGCACCCACGCATATGACCACGAAAGCGCATGGGGTTTTGGGTAAGAGCCGGTTTATGGAATGCCTTCGGGCCGTTGCACTGACCTGCACCCTCATCAGCCTCCATACCATCGCCCTTAGCTGAGTCAGCGCGCTGGGGTTCCGATGTTTTAACCGGCGTGTTTAAAGGATATCTAGCCATCTCTTCTCCACAAACATCGCAAAGAAATAGGCATCCAGATGGTACATCTTTTCTTCTACCGCAACCACCGTGGCAATCGACGGTGATTTTGACTTGGTTGTGATAGTTATCTAAGCCTTTATCAGGATCATGTGCTGGCTTTTCGACTGACTCAACCCAGTAGTGAGGTTTGCATTCAAAGCATGGTAACCATCCATATGTATTGCATTCAGGATAATGTTTATCAACGCGGCTGTAATTGCAATCCCACTGGGAATGATTCCACACCCACCAAACTTTTTTCTTCTCTTCACTCATTTCTTAAACATCTCCAGCGCTTCAGCCCTTGCTGTGTAGTCTTTGTCTAGGACGATTGCTTTAAGCAGGCGCTCGCAGGTAGATAGGTAAATTGCTTCTGATTCTGGGATTGCTAGGCATCTACCTTTACCACTGCATGGTCTTGGGCCATCAACTGGCCAGATTATCGCTTCCCACTTTAATTTATTATCAGCACTCATTTCTTCACCTCTGCTCCTTGGCCCAGGCGATATATTGTGTAAGCCAATTAATTAAATATCTTGCATCCTTTACACTACCATCAATTCCATTCGGGCCAGGGTCAGGCTTTATTTGTGATAATATTATTTCTACAAATCCACCATCTGCTTTGCACCAGTCTCGCTCAAAATCTCTTGGCTTCCTCGCCTTCTTACTTTTCTTGCGCATGTTTCACCTTGGCTAGGGCTTCACTTGCAATATCCCATGAACATTGCCCTGGAAGGAAATTAAACGCTGCATCTCCAGATTTTGTTTCCATTATTATGGTCTGATATTTTTGTGATTTTAATTTATTTAACGCCTCAATACACACAGCCAGGTCAGCGCGGAGTTGGTCGCGTTCATCCAGTAGTTTATCAATTATAGGAGTAGCTAAACTCACTTCTTCTCTCCCTCAACGCGATGGATTTCAGCGAGAACGTTTTTTGCATGATAAACGCACTCTGTGTGGCATTTACTCATTAAAATTGATAAATCAACTGTTGTTCCTTTAACCAATTCATATGTTTTTGGAAGAAGCGCCTGCATTGCTGCCATAGCAAACATCCTAAGCCAGTAGGCGTCGTCTAAACATAGACTCATATCTATCTTTGGAACCAAACTTTTAATGTTATCTGTATTAATTCCCATACAATCCTATTTCAAACTCTCACCAAGCAGATACCCAATCAACTCCGTAGTATTCACATTAAACCGCTTGCTGCCTTTTTTCTTCTTACTCAACTTCTTATACATCTCGTTTGAAATCCAAAGCCTAAAGTATTTACCTTTTGATTTTTTCATTTGCTCTCCTATTTAATTGTCAGCCAAATTAAATGCCCCATCAAATACATTCCAAACACAATGAACAAAGCGTTCACGATATAGTTAGGCTCCTGTTCCTTCGGCTTTAGCAAGTCATCCGTCCTAGTGCGCCTAATTCTTAGCGGTTCTCCAGCAGTCCATGACCTATTTTTTATAACTTCAAGATGCATCTTTCTTCCCATTATATTTCCTCCTAAATAATGTCGGGTTACAGATATCGCATGAACACCTAATCCACATTTTAAAAACGTCACTCCAGAATTGAATCTGCTTATGTCCACAACTTGCCTTATCAGGTAGCTTTCTTATCGGCGCTAAGATGCCGCTTGTCTTGACGAAGTATTTCCCGGCTACTGACCTCATTTGCATTCCCGCCTTAACTCGTTAACTGTGTCTTCATAATCAGCAATAATTTTACCCATATTATCAGAGCGCTCTTTGCATTCTACTAATAACTTCTGGCAAAGTGGTAATGTGTCTGGTTTTATAATTTGTCTGATACAAGCAAACGCTCCAATTAAAAATACTAAGCAAGCAAAAGAAAATAAATAATCATCGAATGTTTTCATCGCTTCCTCGTCATGATGGCGATGGCTGTGTTAATTTCATTTAAATATATACCTCCGTATTCATCTCCAACTAATTTTTCTGATATTTTCAACGCTTCCAAAATCTTCTCTGCTTCGTTCCGTGGCAATAAATAGCTATCAAAAAATTCACTGTCTTCATCTTCTTGATCTGTATAATAACTAGAAATTTTCTTTAGCCAGATCTCACTTCCCATAACCCATAATCTCCCGTAATTTCTTCTCCAGCTTCTCAATCTTCTCGTTTAGTTTTCTAATTTTCCTTTGCCTTACCTTCTCTGGGTCTGCGTAGTTTCTGATAACCTCACCGATTGTCATCGAGACGCTATCTACCGCATTGGCTATTGCTGTTATTGGATCTAGGGCCATAGACTAAAACGGAATATCGTCCGAGTCCTCCAATTTAGCGGGTGCCGCCGCTGTTTCTTTAGCTGGTTCATCATCGATACGGATATACCCATCAAAAGGAATTACGTTTTTCTTTTTCCCTTGATAGAAATCTACAGTCGTAACAACCTTGCACTCTTTATCAAGAAGCATGGCCATGGTGAGTTCGCCGATGTAATCTTTTGGAATCCCGAGTCTGCTAGTAATAAGTTTCACTCTTGACTTAGCGCGTTTATTATCTGAAAAAACCATGTTATCAAAAATGGATGCGCCTTCATGTGGACCGTCAACAATTTTTAGTCTTAATCCCCACATGCAATCTCCCTTGGATGTAGAGCGTTCATAAATTTCGTCAACCTTTACGTGATAAGTTCCTTCAGGCACTGCATCGTAATCCATTTTATCAGTGGGTTCCGGCGCTTCCTTATTATTAATGTGCGGCATCTGGCGTTTCCTTCCTTGCTTTAATTGCCTTAACTAATCGTTCCGTTCCAATCTTTAAGTCATCCATCATCATTTCTTCCACTTTCTTCCATGATCGAGTACCGAAACACTCTTCGATCAAGTCAACTTTAATCTTCTTCTCTGCTGCAGATTGCCCTGGGTAAGATGAAGTTAGAAGCCCTTCAATCTCTTCAACCATGATTTCACATTGTTTTTTCTTCCAAGCGTAGTTCCTGTCATTGCCGTCTTCGAACATGGCAGAGGAATCGTGAGTTGTATCAACCGATAGATGTTCTCCGCCGATATTAAGGAAATTAAAAAACGGTTCAAATTCTTTGAAGGTTGGGTTGATAAATGATTTGCCTTCAAGTAAGGTTGAACGGTCTTTAAGGACATACGCCGTATGATTCCACATCTGCCCTTCTTTTTGTTTTGTTGGCCGCATTTCTTTTACCATTTCAACCAATAAGCTTGGCTCATAGGCGAGATTTTTCTCTGTAGCCATCATCGTCCCCACCTTAACGAATTGCTTCGTGCCGTCTTCTTCTTCCTGGAAATCAGTTACATCTCTTGCCCGGCCGCAAACAATAATGTGGCATTTACTATTAAGGAATGCGTCAGTAAAAATCCTCCACGTCGATTTAATCTGCCCCCAGTCTGCTAACGTTAAACGTTTGCGCCCTGTCTTTTTAAGGTAGGCGTCTTGAATCTCAGACCAGAAGTGAGTGATACTATCTATAATTAAGACAGACGCTTCTTTCTCAGCAACCGAGACAGCATCAACAAGTTCTGAGAACGAACGGGTTTTATCAGTATGAAAAGGAACGTTATTATTTTTGAATAACGGAATTAAATAATCAGACCCTGATTCCGTATCAAGCATGAATACTGGCTTAGCAGGCGCACCATTAGTAAGGCGCTTGAAGATACCAATTGCGATTAACGCTGAGGTGTATGACTTCCCGGAACCCGCATTACCGTACACTCCTAGCTTTAAAAATGCTTGTTGATTTTCTGCTGGTTTGAACATTATTTTTCTCCCTATTTAGATGATGCTGGCGTAGTTAACATGATTTCTTTTACAATTTGGTCTTTATCGTTCATGAGTATTATTTCTTTCACAGTTGCTTTTCTTGCCGGTATTTGCGCTAAATACCAAGGGCCACCTACAGCAATCGGGGCAAACATAATAATCCACCAGGTAGGCATAAGGTCTTTTTTCTTCGCCAATAACTGCGCCTTTCTTTCTTGAATCTGACAAGAAATTTCTTCTGCCTTGATAGCGCGCTTAGAAACTGGCAAACTAACAAGCGCTTCTCTGACATCAAGCAGAGTGATCGGCGCTGGCTTTAAAGCACAGGCTGTCAGGCAGACTAATAATATGATCGCTACTACTCTCATATTCCCTCCTATCCAACCAATTCATCAAATTTAATGCCAAAGGCGTTACAGATTCTAAGCACGGTAATAAGCTCTAAACGCTTGCTGTCACCATTCTCTAATTCGGAAATCCGACTGGGCAAGCACCCGAGCTTCTTACCTAATGCTTCTTGGGTAATTCCTTTCAGTTGTCTATATTCTTTTACCTTACGGCCGAATAACAAATTTTTATAAATACTCATTTTTTTAACTGCCTCCAATAACTTATTCTCCCGGATGGTTCTTTCATTTCCCATAAAAAAGAGTGCGCTGTTTCATATTCCAAACCAGTTGTGGTTTTTTTCTTTTCCCAGGACATTTTATGAATGATGTATTCAAACAGTGTTTGACTAATTTCTTCCATTCTTAATTCGTTTCTGTCATGTTTTTCCATATTAGTACTCACAATCTCCAATGGTTTGAACTGTCCCACCGCGACAATGGCACCCGCCTTCACAATCCATATTTGAATTACATGGACCCCAACAACTTAGACAAATTGCAGTTGAGGTAATAAAAAATAATGCAATCAAGCCAAGTATGACTAATAATATGATGCGTTCTTTCATCTCTATAAATCCTTCGCATACTGAAATTGCATGGCATCTTCTCTTTCTAGTTTCTCTTGATGCTTTAACATGCATTCTTCACAAAGCATCTTATCTCCAGTGTCACACTCATTATCTAAATCTTTTAGTTCTCTGATAACTTCATCAATACAGTTAGCAGACTCATTAGCAAACGTTTCTCCGCATGTATCGCATGTGCATTCGTAGTAGATCATTTATAATCTCCGCTAAATTACGTGTTATATAACTGCATATTATGCCAGACCATATTACGTGTCAACGTTTTAATGAAAAATATACTTTAATGATTACCATGGCTTATAAAATACTGAATTTTTTAGTTGCGTTACCTTTATAAAATGTTAGGTAGAAGCATACTTACTACAACACCTAACCAAAGACAATGATTCTTCGCCCATATCAGGAAGCTATTATCGAAGAAGCGCAATCTATGATGCGGTGCGGCGTAAGGAAAATATTAATTGAGGCACCCACCGGTAGTGGTAAGCGCATACTTGCCGTCCACATGTTGAAATCTGCCGCATTACGCCGTAAGCGGTCATGGTTTAATGTGCATAGACGAGAACTTCTCATGCAGGCAGCGAATTGTTTTACTGCTGAACGGGTAGAACATGGCCTTATAAGCGCTGGTATTGCGGCAAACCCTCACCCACTTGTTCAAGTGTGCAGCGTTCAGACACTTAAAAATAGGCATTACAGTTTCGATAAGCCAGATTTAATTATCTGGGATGAATGCCAACACCTTTCTGCAGCCTCCTGGGCTAGAGTTTATGCTTCCTATCCACATGCTTTTCATATTGGCCTTACTGCTACCCCAGAACGTCTTGACGGCAAAGGCCTAGGAAAATTCTTCACACATATGATTCACGGGCCAAGCGTTCGTTCGCTTATCGCCCAAGGTTATTTATCCGATTACAAAGTCTTTGCACCGAAAACTTCTATTGATGTCTCTGGTATCCATACGAGAATGGGAGATTTTTATAAACCAGCCTTGCAAGTAGCAGTTGATAAACCTACCATCACCGGCGAAGCGCTTTCCCATTACAATAAATTAGCCAAAGGTAAACGTACTTTGATTTTCTGTGTATCCATAGAACATTCAAAGAACGTCGTTAGACAATTCCAAATAGCAGGGATGCTTGCAGCTCATGTCGATGGAGACACTCCTTACGATGAGCGCGATAGAATCATGAAAAAATTCGAACGAGGAGAAATAAGAGTCCTAAGTAATGTAGATTTATTCGGCGAAGGGCTAGATATTTCTGGCATTGAAGCATTACTCGTCCTGAGACCAACACAATCTCGGTCACTGCATAGGCAAATGATTGGCCGTTGTCTTCGTACTCATCCTGGTAAAGATTACGCTATTATTATGGACGCGGCTGGCAACATGCAACGCCATGGCTTGCCAGATGAAGAGATTATCTGGAGCCTTGAAGGCAGAACCAAGCAAGAGTGTAAGGCTGCCACTGGGCCAAGTATCCGCATCTGTCCAAAATGCTACGCCTGTTCATTTCGCGGTCAAGAAGCGTGCCCATATTGTGGCGAACTGTACCCAATTGAACCTAGGACTGTTGAAGAAATCGAAGGAGAACTGGAAGAAATAAAAATTATCAACCGTGCGAAACGAAAACGTGAAGAAGGTATGGCTAAGACAATGGCAGAGTTGGTCGCTGTGGGACGTAGTCGTGGTTATCGCAATCCTTATTACTGGGCGCAGATGAAATTGCAGGGAAGGGGGAGGAGATGAAAGACATACCAATATTGGACAAAGAATATTTTGAATATAAAGCAGCCTTACTTAGACTTCATAAATATAACGAAGAAGCAAAACAGCATATAAAAGACCTCGAAGACCAACAACGCACTGAGTCAAGGATTGCTTGGGCGATATTATTTATATTTTTTTTAGTTGCTGGATTGGTTATTTATTTCAATGTTTAAATACATTAAAAACCTCGACTGGGAATTTGAAATAATTCCTTGCCTTGAGTTTATCGCAATCATTGTGTTCGTTTCATGGGCTACAACTTCGTTGCTTCTATGGTGTCTTGGTGTCTGAATCCCAAATCCTAAAAGCAATCTTACTCGAAGCCCCCAAGCATGGCTGCGTCCTATTTCGCAACAACTCAGGCATGTTTAAAGACTCGCGTGGTAAGTGGATTAGGTTTGGCGTTGGAAGACCTGGCGGGAGTGATTTGATTGGGTGGAAGAAATGCCCAATTATTAAAGATGCAATCTTTCTCGCCGTCGAACTCAAACGCCCAGGAAAATATCCGACCAAGGAGCAGCAAAATTTTATCGATCAAGTCAATATGTCAGGCGGCATTGCAGGGGTATGCCGGTCAGTTGACGATTTTATCAACCTTATTTCTTAGGAGGACTAAATGGAATTCCGTTCGCAAGACACAGGCACTGCTATTTTATTAGGTCGTCAACTATTACTTTGGCTTCGCGGTGGTGGGAAAGGTAATTTTAATGACTTTATGACTTGGCTTAAAGATACGGATGAGGAATTTTATAATTTGGTGATGGATATCAAGGGAGAAGAAAATGTCTGGAGACAAGGATAATGCTTATGAGCGCGATTTAATCGCCTCATTACCTGAGATACTAGCTATTGTACTTCCTGATGGGGTTATAAATGGGCATTGGTATACTTCTGGAGATTATGGAATTAACTTAGAGTCTGGACGTTCAAGTCGTGGACAGTCTGGCACTCTTTATGAGAACTTCACCGCCTTCTACGCTCATCTTCGCGGGTTAACCGTTGAAGCTGCCCATGAACGGCTAGCCGAATGGATTGAAAACAACCGCAAGTCTAAAGTAATCGACTTAAAAGCTAATATTGCTGTCAACACCGCTAAGGTTTATTTAAAACCAGCTGTGGCCATAACAGAAGACTGGCCACAGACAGAACCTCCAGCGCAGCACATAACTAACATCGTTCAGTTATCTGAGGATGCGCTTGATTCTCCGATGATGCCAGATAAGCTTTCTGTCTGGCAGATGTTAGGGGTTCAGCCTAACCGGCAAGGCAGCGTTGGTCATTCAGCAGATAATGTCTTTCGAGCGCTTGAAGGATTACCAGAGTTCAAAGACTTCGCCTGGTGGGATGATTTTCATTTGAAATATTTCACAACCTGGAAGGCAGGAAATTGCCGTTCAACGGAACCGAGAGAGTGGAGCGAAGCAGAAGACCTAGAGCTCATGCTTTATTTCCAGCGTACTTTGGGGCTATCCCGCGTTTCAGACAAAGTCACCAATCAAGCAATGAGACTTTACGCGATGCGTCGTAAACGTAATGAACCCAAGGATTGGATTCATTCTCTTTCTTGGGACGGTGTGTCAAGAATCCAAAGTTTCTTTCATAAATATTTCGGTGCCTCTGATTCTTTATACACGCACTGCGCTTCTGAAAACTTCTGGATAGGAATCGCTGCAAGGGTTTTTAAGCCAGGTTGTAAGCTTGATAATATGGTTGTCCTAATTGGTAAGCAAGGGGCTTTAAAATCTACATCTGTAAGTGTTGTAGGTGGTAAATGGGCAGCGGAAGTGAGTGAGAAAGTCTCGAATAAGGATTTCTCTGTTTGCATTCAAGGGAAACTTATTATTGAGATGTCAGAACTTGATTCTTTTAAAAACGCGGACCTATCGGCAATCAAAGCAACCATCTCGAGACCAACTGACAGGTTTAGGGTGCCTTACGGGAAAACCCCACAAGACCATCCAAGGAAGTGTGTTTTTGTTGGCACAACCAATAAACCACAATTCCTAAGGGATGAAACTGGCGGGAGGAGGTTTTGGCCAATAACAGTTGGTAAGATTGATAAAAATTCTATCGAACAGGACAGAGAACAGTTCTTTGCAGAGGCCTTTCACAAGTTCAAATCTTCTGCCAAGTGGTGGGATATGCCAAGAGAAGCGACAGAGGCCATTCAAGAGGAACATAGGCAGATTGATGACTGGCAAGAACCCATCCAAGAGTACATAGAAATGAGAAATGATGTAACCTCGCTAGAGGTCGCAAAGGAGTGTTTGAAGATAAATGACCTAGCTAAAATCGATTTTCAGACAACAAGTAGGATATGCAAGATATTGGCTAAGTTAGGTCTTGTTAATAAAAGTGTGAGAAAAGGCAAACATGTTGTCAAGAGATGGGTTAAGGTAACCGAGATGTTACAGCCAACGTTTTCACAGGTAACAGAAATTACTTAATGATTCCCATATCTGTACCTCTGTAACTCATGTAACCTCATATATATATATATATGTATGTGTATGTGATGGGTAGGGGAGGGAGGGGGAACAGGTACAGAAAGGTATAAGTAGGGGTGGTTACAGGTTACGCGGTTACAAATCAAAAAAAGGAAAATAGAAATGACGAGAGATTTTGAAGATGAGATTTTAAAAGCAATTAAAAAAATCGGTGATGAACTTGGAAGATTAGGAACCAACAATGCGATGACCGAAATGGGTGCCGTAGAAATGTTGGCAATGGAAGTTAAAAACGGTACCGAAGCAATCGCCAATTCGTTGTCTATGATTGCTGAGGCTATTGCTGTCAATAAATAATTGTTGACTTTTTTGCGTGGTTATGTGGAAAATCGTGATAAAGTTTAGGCGTGACAAGTCAATTAGATATACAAATCTCCGATGAACAAGCGCTAAGGGCTTGGAAACTGCACGTTCAAGGTTTCACCTATCGTGAAATTGGAGAACAAATAAATTGCAGTTATACTTCTGTTTGGAGATACATCCAAAAAACTTTAAAAGCTCTCGCTGAACAAACTGCTGCAATTGGAAAAGATTATGTCGAGACTGAATTAGAGCGTTTGGATAAAATGCTCCAAATTTATACTGTGAAAGCAGAAGAAGGAGATCAAGGTGCTGCAACGATAGTCCTTCGTATTCAAGAACGGCGTAGTAAATATCTCGGCCTTGATGCTCCAGACAAAAAAGAAATAACAGGAAGTATAAATATCAGTTCTGCTTTAGAGAAGGCTTTGAAGCGTACGACTGAAGAACCAGAAGATGCTTAGCGTGCGTTGTGAATAACGATGAGTTACGTTTAATCAAAGAAACTGCCAAGTTCACCCATGATCCTTATACATTTGTAAAATTCATTTACCCTTGGGGCGAAGATGCGTTACAAGGAGAGCGTGGACCGAGAAAGTGGCAAGAAGAGTTCCTTGAAAAAATTGGAGATCAACTCCGATCAGGCAAGAAAGTTATCAGAGAAGCCATTGCTTCAGGTCACGGAATTGGTAAATCAACTATCGTTGGATGGCTCATCCACTGGGGGTTATCGACCTTCCCAAATACTCGCATTATTGTTACTGCAAATACAGAGCCTCAATTAAAAACCAAGACCTGGCCTGAAATTGTTAAATGGAATCGTTTAGCAATTAACTCACACTGGTTTACTTGTGAGGCCACATCAATTTTTAGCAATGATCCAAGCGCTAGGAATAACTGGAGATGTGACAGGGTTACTTGGAATGAAACTAATCCTGAAGCGTTCCAAGGTTTACATAATAAGGGCAAGAGAATATTATTATTATTCGATGAGGCTTCTGCTATTCCTGAAAAGATTTGGGAAGTATCTTTAGGAGCGCTAACCGATGAAAACACAGAAATTATCTGGTGCGTCTTTGGCAATCCAACAAGAAACACCGGATCTTTTCGAGAATGTTTTGGCCGCATGGGTCATCGATGGGGTCATACTCAAATCGATTCCAGAACCGTTGAAGGCATATCAAAGACAGAAGCTAATCAACTCATTGAGGACTATGGAGAAGATAGCGACATTGCTCGTGTTCGTGTTCGTGGAATGTTTCCTAATGCTTCGAGCTTGCAGTTAATTGATTCTGATTTGGTTAGCGAGGCGATGAAAAGAGAGGAGAGATATAACTTCGATGACTCTCTTATTATGTCTTTGGATATCGCTCGTGGTGGTGATGACCGCTGCGCCTTTGTGTTCCGTCGGGGATTGGATGCGCGTTCGATTAAGTCAATTATCATTCCTGGTTCCGAAGTTAAAGACTCCATGCGATTGGTTTCTAAAACGATTGAATTGATTAAAGATCATAAGCCTGACTATTTTTTCTATGATGGTACTGGGGTTGGTGGCCCTGTTGGCGATAGGATAAAACAACTTGGCCATAAAGTTATTGAAGTCCAGTTTGGAGCTGCATCCCCAAACTTAAAATGTGCGAATATGCGTTCTTACATGTACGTAATGCTTAAGGAATGGTTGAAATCTGGTGGCGCAATTGAGAACAAGGCTGAGTTAGAGATGGAACTTACTTCAATCGAGTACGCGCACAATAAAAAAGACCAGTTAATCCTTGAAAGTAAAGAAGAAATGAAACGCCGAGGACTTGCAAGCCCTGATTATGCTGACGCTTTAGCCATGACATTTGCCTATCCAGTCGCACCGAAATTCTCGCATGCTGGTAATCGTGCAGATGAAGCTGAGCATCGGTGGAATCCTTACGCTTAAGGGGTGGGAGCGAATGAAAAGGCTTGCAAGTCTTTGGCATCTATGCCAATAATCGCTTGGGGAGAAGTGCTGGGCTACGCATAGGTAGCTGAGTGCTTAGCGTTTGATAAAATACGCAAGGGAAGCGGTAACACAAGAACTCTGTGATGAGATCTATCCGCTACTTCGTAAACATTACGAAGAGATTTCCCATTATAAAGACATTCCGTTAACGCCTGACTTTGAACGCTACATGACGATGGATCAGAATGGATCGTTACGTCTGTTCACAGCGCGAAGTGACAAGTTGCTCATTGGCTACATGATCTACTTCGTAATGCAAAACATCCATTACAGAACTTCCAAACAAGCCGCTCTTGATATTATTTTCATTGATCCAGCGTACCGAGGGAATGGAGCGAAGTTTATTTTCTGGGGAGATAACCAATTAAAAGAAGAAGATGTTCAGGTTGTTTATCACCACTTAAAGAAAGCGCATGACTATAGCCCGATGCTTACAAGAATGGGTTATGAGTTGGTTGATTTGCTTTACGCAAGGAGACTTAAATAATGGCTATTTCTGCTGTAATTGCAAACGTTGCCGTTGCCGCTAGTAGCATTGCTAGCGCAGGGCTATCTGCATATCAAGCGGTAGATTCTTCTAATAAAGCTGAGACTGCAAAAAATGTAGCGGCTGAAGAAAAGTTTAAACAAGACCAGCTAATCCAAGAACAAAAGCAGAAAGAAAAAGACCAGGCTATCATTGAAAAACAAACGCTGGCTAGAGATGCTGGAAGATTGTCACAACAGCAAAAAGCACTCTCAGCTTCTGGTAGGGCAGGGACAATTTTAACAGGCGCTCTTGGCATTCCTAATTCAGGAGCTAGCGCGGCAAGTGGAGGCAAGACTTTACTTGGTTATTGAAGCTTATAAAGGCGAGAGTAAGAGGTTTTTAAATAATCTTCTTATCGCTGAATTAGATTTAGATAGGAGTACTTTTTGGTCGCACTGGAAGGCGCTTGCTGACTTCCTTCTCCCGAGGCGGGCGCGCTTCCAGGTGACTGATAACAATCGTGGCGATAGAAGGAATCTTAATATCGTCGATAATACTGGGACGATTGCGTTAAGAACACTTCGCTCTGGGATGATGTCAGGAGTAACGAGCCCAGCTCGTCCATGGAAGCGTCTCACCACACAAGATCCTGACATGATGGAGTCTGGTCCTATTAAAGATTGGCTTTATAAAGAAGACCGGAAGATGGATACGGTGTTTTTGAAGTCGAATTTATATAACGTATTGCCTTTGCTTTATGGGGATATGGGTTGCTTTGGTTCTTCAGCGATGATGGTTGAGGAAGATTTTAAAACTGTTGTTAGGTTTTATTCATTTCCAATTGGTAGTTACTGGATCGGATCTAATGCGAAGAATCAGATTAACGTTTTTGCTCGTGAGTTTCGCATGACGGTTAGGCAGTTGGTTGAGAAGTTTGCAACGTTTAATGCCAAAGGACAGTTAGAAGATATGTCGAATTTCTCTGAATACGTTCAGAACTTATGGAAACGAGGCAATAGAGAAGTTTGGGTGGATGTCAGGCATATTATAAAGCCAAATGATAAATACGATAAAACTAAGTTAGGCGCAGAATATAAGAAATTTAGTAGCTGCTATTACGAACAAGGTGTCTCGGGAGAATATCCGGGCGGATACCTAGAGACGGGCGGTTACGATGATGACCGCTATTTAAGGGAAAGCGGGTACGATATTTTTCCTGTGCTTTGCCCGCGTTGGGAAGTGACCGGGGAAGATGTTTACGGTACGGAATGCCCTGGGATGCAAGCGTTAGGAGATGTAAAAGCACTTCAGATCATGCAGGAACGGAAAGCCCAAGCCGTTGAGAAAATGGTTAATCCGCCCTTAGAGGCCGATACGGATTTAATGGGCAAGTCAGTCTCATTACTACCTGGGAAACTTACTTGGTTTTCTCAGGCAACTGGCAAGCCTGGCGTTAGGCCTATTCATGAGGTGCAGCCGCATGTTCAGGAGTTAATGCTTGATATTCAGGATCATCAAAGGAGAATTAACGAAGCGTTTTTTGTTAATTTATTCTTAATGATTTCACAAGATGATAGGATGCAAAGGGCAACGGCGACTGAAATTAACGAAAGGCATGAAGAGAAGCTACTTGCTTTAGGTCCAGTACTTGAAAGACTTAATCAAGATTTACTAGACCCTTTGATCGATATCACATTTTACCACATGCAACGTCAAGGATTGGTATCGGTTCCTCCGCCAGAGATGCAAGGGCAGCCGATAAAAGTTGAATATATTTCCATGATGGCCCAAGCGCAAAAGCTAATTAGCCTTGCTGGCATTGAAAGATTCGCTAGTTTTGCTCAAAACGTAATTGCTGCTCATCCTGAAGCTGGGGATAAAGTTGATACCGATCAGATGCTTGATGAGTATGCAGATATTACATCGATTGCTCCTGGGATTGTAAGGCCGGATGATGAAGTTGCAAGCATTAGAATGCAACGTCAGAAAGCCATGCAAGCACAACAGGCAGCGCAAAATGCTCCACAGATTGCAGGGGCTGTGAAAGACTTAAGTGATTCAGATACGCAAGGAGATAATGCGTTAACGAGGTTATTACAACAGGCAAACGCCGGGAATGCTATTCCGACACAATAGATAATAGGAGATTTTAGAAATGAAAAGAATTTTATCGTGGTCGTTTATTGTACTGCTGCTTGGTTGGATGGCAGCACTTGCTTGGGCTGCAACTCAGACAGGCGTGTTTACTGCGGCTGACCAGAAAAGTGCTGCTCTTTATTTGGCTCCTGATGACTCAGCGACATTTACTTTAGTTCCTGACTCAACAACCACTGGGTTTATTGGAACGGTTGTTCTTGAGAAATCTAAAGATAACAACAGTTATGAAACGATTCAGGAGATCACAGGTTCATTAGCAGATGCTTTGACTGGTAGCGAATCTTCATTAACTGGTTCTTATACGAATAATAATTTGATTACGCCTGTCTTTATTCGTTTAAGAGTTAGCAATTTTGATGACGCTCATACGAGTCAGCCGATTTCTTATTCATTGGCAGATGTATCCAATGTTTATATCGACGCTGAGATTAAAAAAGGCGTTGTTAAGACAAGAGATAACGTAACGCTCATGACGTTTAAAGAGGATGTCGTTAATATTCCTGCTTTAACATATGCATCTACCAGCCAAGCCTATGTGTTTAATACTGGCGCAAAGGTTGGAACGACAGCCGGATGGTTGGTGAATGGTGCCAATAATCTCTTCATGCTTGGAGATTTACCATCTGGTTCAACTGCATCAACTTTAATTGTTCCAATCTCTGGGCTACATCGTGGGGATGCAATCGTTTCGTTTCATTTGATAGGGCAAGTTGAATCAACTGCCGCTGGGTCTGTGACTCTTGATGCAGATCTTAGATACCTAACCGCTGTTGCTGATGACGCAACGGATAATAGCCTTGGTTCAATGACACAGTTATCGGCAAGTGCTGATGCAGTTTTATCATCGTCCAATACTTCGAAAACACTTTCTACGCCGCATACGATTGCGGCTGGTGAAACGTTTTACGTGAAAGTTACTGGGACAGCACCATCAGCAAACGATGTTGCGTTGCAAGGGATTGCGGTGATTGTGAATGAAGCCCACTAAGAAAGCGTTAGTTACAGATGCAAGAAGTATTAAACAGTTTGAAAAAGCGCAGGCAAAAGAAGATTTCATGCGCGAGGAAGATAAATTGGATTTAAGACATATTTCATCTAGTCCGCAAGGAAGACGGTTTTTATGGAGACTTATTGGAGAATGCAAAACATTTGAAAAGATCTGGGATGCAAGTGCCAAGATTCATTTTAATGAAGGAAGAAGAAGTATAGGGATTCAATTATTGGCAGAAGTTATGCAAGCAGATCCAAAAGGATATTTACTTATGCAGCAAGAAGCGATGCTTCGAACTGCATCAGAAGAAGAACTAAAGGAGGATGAAGAATATGTCCAATGATAATACGTCAGCAACTGCTGACAATAATACCGCTAAGACTAACACCGATGCGGTTAAAGCAGCTCCGGCTGCAAGTACAGCACAGGAAACTGGGGCTGCGAATCAAGAGGCTAAAGTGACAACTGAATCTGCAGATAAAGTTGAAACTAAGGCCGCAGGGAATGAACAAGGAAAAACTGAGGCGGCTAAAGAGACTGTCGAAGTTAAGTACGAGTTGAAATTGCCTGAGAAGTCTAGGTTTGATGATGCGTATTTAAAGAAGTTTACTGAAGAAGTGAAATCTAAAGGGTTAAAACCTGAAGATGCGCAGAAGCAATTAGACGAACGCCATGGCTTTGTTAATGAGTTTATGGCGGAAAAAGAAGCTGCGTACGAAAGGCAGAAAGAAGGCTGGCTTGAAACAATTAAGACCGACAAGAAATATGGCGGTCAACAATTGGAAGAAACGGCTGGATTTGCCAAACGCGGTATGGAGGCTTTTGGATCGGAAGGATTACGTAAGATTTTAGAAGAAACTGGGTGGAAGTATCATCCAGAGGTAGTGAAACTTTTTGCAGATCTTGGGCGTCAGGCTAGTGACGATAAACTTGTTCGCGGCGGTCAAGTTGAGAAGAAAGAAGAACTACCACTTCGAGAAAGACTTGCTAAAAAACTTTACGGTCCAGGTACAGCGGTAACGAACGAAGTAAGAACTAACCAATAATACTTAATTAGGAGAATATAAAATGGGCGAATTAGGAACAGCAGCGACTACGCTTGTAGATGTCGCTAAAAGATTAGACCCGGATGGGACGATTGCTGACATTGCGGAGCTGCTAGCGCAGATGAACCCGATGTTGCAAGATATGGCTTGGAAGGAAAGTAACCTGCCAACGTCGCATCGCACGACCGTTCGGACGACTTTACCTACCGTTGGGTGGAGGACTTTAAATACAGGTTCGACTCCTAGCAAATCGACAACTGGCCAGGCAGAAGACTCGCTTGCTATTCTGGATGCTTGGTTCGAAGTGGATAAACATATTGCCGATTTAAACGGAAACACAGAACAGTTTCGATTGTCTGAGTCTACCGCATTCGTTGAAGCGATGGCTCAGGAAGTTGCTGGGACTGTGATCTACGGTAACGTAGGTACTGCACCAGAAGAGTTTACAGGGTTAGCCCCTCGTTATAACTCTTTGAGTGGAACTACTGCTTCGAATGTCATTACTGGTGGTGGCGGTAGCGGTGGCGATAATTCATCTATCTGGCTTGTTGGCTGGGGCGATGAGAAAATCTTCGGTATTTATCCGAAGGGTTCTAAGGCAGGTCTAGTCCATGAGAATCTTGGGCTAGTGACTGTTGAAACTACCGCTGGTGTTGGTGGCACACGTATGCGTGCTTATCAAGATCACTGGGAGTGGAAGTGCGGTTTGTGCGTAAAGGACTGGCGTTATGCAGTTCGCATTCCGAATATCGATATCAGCGCATTAGTCACAAAGACTGCGAACGCTGATCTATGGGAACTGATGATTAAGGCAACCCATAGGATTCCAAATCTTGCTGCTTGTAAGCCGGTGTTTTACATGAACCGAACTTGTATGCAGATGTTAGATATTTTAGGTCGTGATGATGTTATTTCAGGCGGTCAACTGAAATACGAAGTCGTCGCTGGCATGCCGGTTACCACATTCCGTGGTATTCCAGTTCGCATTTCTGACCAAATTACCGAAGCCGAGACAACGGTTTCTTAATTAAAAGGAGAATGACACATGTTACTAGACGGACAGAATTTATTTTCAGATGCACAGGCTGTTACTGCAGCCGCCGCATCGACAAACTATATCAATCTTAGCGTTGCCAGAGATATTGGCATTGGCGAAGATTTATATGTGTTTCTGACAGTGGATGTAGCGATGACTGACTCAGGAAGTGACTCTGTGATGGATGTGTATCTTAGATACGATACGACCACTACGTTTACGCCTGATGCACAGCAGCGCATTTTCACTGTGCCAGCGGTGTCTGCTATTGGTTTTAAGATCTTTGGCAAGATCAGCCCGATGGTATCGACTCGTTACCAGTACGTTCAGTTGTATTATGATCCTATCGGTAGCAACTTGACTGCTGGTACTTTCACTTCTGGAATCGTTATGGGCATTGATAAGAATGTGCCGTACGCCAAGGGGTACACGATTAGTTAATTGTTGTTTATGGTTTGGCCCCTCCCTTAAATAAGGAGGGGCCATATTTAAAGGAGATAGGTCATGAAAGTTAAAGTAAGAAGGTTTGGAAGTCCAAAAGATCCACCTCAAGTTATTGGGTATCACGCTGGTAGGAGACTTCGCGAAGATGATGTGTTTGATATTCCTGATAACATGATTCAAGTACCAGTCCTTGCAGCAGACCCAGAGACAGGGAGGAAGATCCCAACAGGAGATATGATTATCAGGCCAAAGATTTTTTCTGATAAGTGGATGATTCCTGTGGATGATAATGGGAAAGAAATTAAGTTTGAGATTAAGAAATCTGCTAATCCAGAGCCGGTGGTTGCAGAACCTTTCCGTGCAGAACCAGTCCATACCCCAAGAAAACGAAACAGTGAAAGTGTGCTTTAGTTAAACCAAATGGAATAGGAGTATTTATGCCTACTATTATCGATCAATCAAATTTTGGGAATAACAATGGATGGAGTGACGTTTCTACAAGTGGGACAATCGATTTTTCTCACGGCCAAAAGGTTTTTACTCCTACTTCCGACTCTGCTTATACTCTTGGTCATTATAGAACTAACGCAATCGTGGGAGCGGCCGGACAGTTTTATAGACAGTCTATGAAAGTATCTTCAATTGACTCGACAGATTGCATGACTCTTTTAAGAGACAAGCCAGGTCTAACTGATAATAGCGGAGTTGGTATTTATTTTACTGGTGGCGTTGCGTTATTTAGAGATGGATCAAATCATTACGGTGATATTCAAATCGCCATTGAAGCGAATAAATTCTATGAAGTGAAAATTTATTTACAAGATGATTCATTTGTAAAAGTCTGGCTTGATGGGCATTTCATGGGGACTTCTCAGGCTCCATATCCTTATCTTGCCCATGAACTACATTTAGATTTTTGGGTTTCACGAGTTGGTGGGGCTGGTAGCGGGGAATGGGCTGCTGTTGATAATTACAGGGTTTGGCTTGCTTAATGGCCACTGTTGATTCATCTACATGTGCAGCAACAACAGGCTTTACATTAACACAGCCTGGCGGATCTACCGTTGTTTCTGACGGTACTAATATTATTATTACTGAAGTTGCTGGCTCTCCAGGGTTAAGAAGAACTTCTGCTGTTACTGGCGTTTCTGGAATGGTTTTTGAATTTAAGATCCAGCAACCAGGAGTTGGATTTAATGATGTCATGATTGGAATTGTCGATGCTGACGCATTAGATTATCTTCAAATGGTTGGTTGCTATCAAACTGGAACAGGTAATTTAAACGCCTGGGAAAAAGGTGGTAACACAGCAGATAATGTCAATAGCACTGCCACCCTTGCCACTGAATACACGATTACTTGTTTCATTGAATCTGATGGCAGAGTGACCGTAAGGAAAAATTCAACTGTCTTAGGGCATACTGTCGTAGCGACAAGTGGGAATTATGTAGGTAAAAGTTTAAGGGGGATGATTCAGTACATAGGTACTGCTGGAGTGTTTCAATTCAATAATTATCTCGTAACAAATTCTCTTGCTTCTACTGGCACCAGAAGAAGAAGAACGATGGATTCTTCTTCTGGTATGACATTATTTCAAACAAAAGGAACTGTTACTTTTGGATCAGTTGATATGGGCAGATCAGCT